AGTCTCTCCACCAAAACATAATGCGTCTGATGTTGTTCCGCATCCGGCAGAAGAGTATTTGGCCTCAGTTAATGAACCAGTTGTGGCCCATGAAGTTCCATTCCATATTTCTGTAGTAGAAACATAGTCAGAACCAATTCCACTAAAACATAAGGCATCAGAAGTGTTTCCACAACCCGCTAGATATTTTTTAGTCTCAGTTAATGATCCTGTTGTTGTCCACGCACTTGCACCCGGAATTGTTTCCGTGAGAACTGTTTGATAATCAAAGATATACGGAGTATGAACAATTTCAGGTGTTGTTATAATTCTTTCGAATGATGAGGCACTCCATTTTTCAGTATTTGCTCTGTCACCAGGGGCAGCCGATCCGCCAAAAGATAGGGCGTCGGTGTAATTACCACATCCACCTAAATTAATTAAAGCCAAATTTAAATTAGATGTTGTTGACCATGAAGAACCATTCCATATTTCTGTTTTATTGGTTTTCGCACCTGTATTTCCACCGAAACACAAGGCATCGGATGTGACTCCACATCCAGCTAAATCAATAGTACCCTGATTTAAAACAGATGTAGTGGCCCATGAAGAACCATTCCATTTTTGTGTTTTATCACCAACAACGCCAGTATTTCCACCAATACATAAGGCAGCAGAAGTTGTGCCAGCTCCAGCCATGGAATAAACAGCCACATTTAGTGCGCCAGTTGTGGCCCATGAGGAACCAGACCATATTTCTGTATTATCAACTCTAGCAGTTGCGCCAGTATATCCACCAAAACTTAAAGCGTCTGATGTATCTCCACATCCAGATAAGATCGTTCTAGCCAAATTTAGTGCGCCAGTTGTGGCCCATGAGGAACCAGACCATATTTCTGTAATATCCAAAGGATTGTTGCCACTGTTTTGTCCACCAAAACATAAGGCATCAGAAGTATCACCACATCCAGCCACATTTGTCTTAATAGCACTCAGTGCGCTAGTGGTGGCCCACGAGGAACCATCCCATTTTTCTGTTGTACCGAAAAATGATCCGGCTGATTTACCTGCAAAACTAAGAGCACCAGACGTCGTTCCCGCACTACCCAATTCACGTCTTACGTCAGTCAGTGCAGAAGTCGTAACCCACAAACCCGTAAAAATTGTTTCTGTAAGGACTGTTTGATAATCAACAATATATGGACACTGAGTAATTTCTGGTGTTGTTACAATTCTTTCATACGCCGCACCATTCCATATTTCGGTCGTATCAACTTTTGCACCACTGTCTCCACCGAAACATAAGGCACCTGAAACGTTTCCACATCCAGATAAATTATTCTTAACCTGATTTAAGTGAGAATTCGTTGCCCATGAAGAACCATCCCATATTTCATTTGTATTGACACGAGCACCACTACTTCCACCAAAAGATAATGCGTCAGAAGTATCACCGCAACCCGCAAGACCACTTCTACCCTCAGTTAATGCAGAAGTTGTTGTCCATGTTGATCCGTCCCAAATTTCAGTTGTCGTTACTATTGCGCCACTACTTCCACCAAAACTCAATGCGTCAGAAGTATCACCGCAACCTGCATGACTACTTTTTATCTCATTTAATACCGTTGTCGTTGCCCATGAGGAACCATTCCATATTTCTGTATTATCAACTCTTACCCAGTTTGTACTATATCCACCAAAACATAAGGCATCGGAAGTTGTTCCACATGCGGCCACCGAGGAACGACCAAGGTTTAATACAGTTGTTGTCGCCCATGATGAACCATCGTATTTTTCAGTTGTCGGTCTAAAATTAGGCCACGCAACTCCACCTATAATTAGTGCGTCCGATGTAATTCCACATGCGCCCATAAATGCCTTTCCTTCAGATACCGTTCCCCCGGTATTTGCCCATGTTGTTCCATCCCACACTTCTGTTCTTGTCACATAACCACCACTGTCTCCAGAAATACATAAGGCATCAGTTACTGTTCCACAACCACCCACACCATATATAGGTTCGACTAAAGTTGCTGATGTCGTACTCCATCCACCAATTGTTTCTGTGAGAACTGTTTGATAATCAAGAATATATGATGAACACTGAGTAATTTCAGATGTTGTTTCAACATCATAATCATAACCAATATACGAATATGGTTCTATATCAAATCCATGAACGATTTCATATTGTATTTTCTGAAATTTCCATATTTCTGTGGTGTCAAAAATTGGAGTATCTTTTCCACCAATGGATAAAGCGTCTGAAGTGATTCCGCATCCAGTTAAACTTCGTCTGGTCACATTTAAGTCAGTTGTGGTTGTCCAAGATGATCCAGCCCATATTTCTGTCGTATCGACTGCCCCAGAAACTATTCCACCAAAACATAAGGCATCAGAAGTATTTCCACATCCACCAATATTTACTTTGGCTTCATTTAATGATGATGTTGTTGCCCAAGATGGTCCAGACCATATTTCTGTTGTGTCAATATTGTCTCCAGTATACCCACCAAAACATAAGGCATCAGAAGTATTTCCACATCCGGCAGGAGCGTATTTGGCCTCGGTTAATGAACCAGTCGTTGCCCACGATGAACCATTCCAAATTTCTGTGGTAGAAACAATCGCACCAGTATATCCACTAAAACATAAGGCATCAGAAGTATTTCCACAACCAAAAAGGATATATTTAGCCTCAGTCAAATCACCAGTTGTCGCCCATGAAGTTCCATTCCATATTTCAGTCGTATCAACTTTTGCACCACTATTTCCACCAAAACATAAGGCATCAGAAGTATCTCCACATCCTGCCAAACTATGTTTAACTTCACTTAATACACCAGTGGTGGCCCATGAAGTTCCGTTCCAAATTTCAGTTATATTTGTTTTAGTCGGACCAGAAGTCTCTCCACCAAAAACCAAGGAATCAGAAGTATTTCCACATCCCGCCAAATTATATGTGGCCTCAACCAATGGTGATGTTGTTGTCCAAACACCAATAACAGCAGTGGAATCAGAATATCCCCATTTTTCTGTGGTATTAATGACAGCGCCAGTATTTCCACCAAAACATAAAGAATCTGACGTATTTCCACATCCGGAATGGTCATATTTACCTTCAGTCAAAGAACTGGTAGTTGTCCATGATGATCCATTCCATAGCTCTGTTACATTCGAATAACCATCAATATTTCCACCAAAAGCCAACGCATCAGATGTATTTCCTGATGTGAATAAACGATATTTTGATTCATTTAATACAGTTGTGGTTGCCCATGATGATCCATTCCATATCTCTGTTTTATTAGTTCGATCATTAGTAAGACTTCCTGTATTACCTCCACTACACAAAGCGTCAGATGTATTTCCACATCCACCTGGATCCCACACACCAACAGTTAATGAAGTAGTTGTCGCCCAAGATGATCCAGACCATATTTCTGTTGTGTCAACAACAGCAAATCCTCCACCAAAACATAACGCATCAGATGTAATTCCACAACCACTTACAGAAGATTTAATCTCACTTAACGCACCAGTTGTCGCCCATGATGATCCATTCCATATCTCGGTGGTATCATCATATGCATCACTATATCCACCAAAACATAAGGCATCTGATGTGATCCCAACTCCAAAAAGTGCTTTTTTTGATTGTGTCAGCGCACCAGTTGTTGCCCAAGATGATCCAGACCATATTTCTGTTGTATCAACATTTGCACCAGTATCTCCACCAAAACATAAGGCATCAGAAGTTGTTCCACATCCACCCACAGCTTGTTTCGCTTCAGTCAATGATCCAGTTGTCGTCCAAGTATAAACTGGATCAATATATGATTCAACAATAGAAGTCGTATCAATAAGAGCGGTGGTATCTATAACTGTAGTTGTATCAACCAACGCTGTCGTATCAACAATGCACGTGGCATCAATAATAGAAGTCGCATCAACTAACGATGTTGTGTCAACAATACATGTGGCATCAACAATCGTGGTAGTGTCAATAAGTGATGTTGTGTCGATAATTGTTGTGGCATCCAAAATAGACGTGGCGTCAACAAGTGATGTTGTGTCGATAATAGAAGTCGTATCAACAATCGCAGTTGTATCGACAATACAAGTCGTATCAATGATAGAAGTCGCATCAACTAACGATGTGGTGTCGATAATAGAAGTCGTATCAACAATCGCAGTTGTATCTATAATAGAAGTTGTGTCAATAATAGAAGTCGTATCAACAATTGTTGTGGAATCAATGATAGACGTTGAATCAGTTGTTGAAGTTGAATCAACAGAACCAACTGAAACATCACCTTTATTCTTATCAAATATACGTTCTAATAAATCAAAACCATTTTTTCCAACCATGGCTCTTAATATATTTGAATATGTTTCTAAAATATATTCAACAAAAATAGATTCACCAGATAAATTTTTGGCGTTTGCGTCAAATGATATTTTATATGATTCAATAACAACATCTTGTCCATCTGATTGTCTCTCATAAATATTCAAGACATATACACCACTTTTTAGATCTGGATCTGCACACAATTCGATTCCATATTTATTATAGAATGATCCTCTTCCCAACGCATAAAAAATAACAAGAGGGCTTCTTACCCCAACCGATTGTAAGGCTGTTGTTATGTCTGTAGTATTATTTATATCCGGTACATATGTGATTTCAATATCTGTTGATGAATCATAATTAAGACCATCAATTCTTAAATTTGAATAAGCTGCGTCGTCTGGTAGGCACCTCATGAAATATAGTGAACCTGATTCGCCTAAATAATTATAAGCCTCATATAAACCTTGACCATAACTTTGTCCATATGTGAGTATATTAGGTTTTCCAAATTCTGTAATTAATTCATCACGAGAACCTAAAAAGACTATTTCATTGTCTCTACCCCTTTCGGACAATACACATATAAAACCAATCGTACCGGGAACAGCTCTAACAAATGTTGACAGATCAATAATTTTGGTATAAACACCGGCTGATATATTTGCCACTATCTGCTCCTTATTTAATAAAAAAGTTTAATTCAATTTTTTCAGTTATTTTAATTGGTTCTAAAATAATATTTAAATGAAATGTTTTTCTCTTGATTTCAATTTCTGTGGCCCCAACATCAACACTGTACCCAAACAAACCACGTTTCTTTTTAACTTGTTCCAAAAATAAAGTAACATTAGTTTTAACTGAACTCCAGGTTAATTGATTATTTTGGTCAAATACGAAATTATTAGCAAATTGTTTAATTGCCGTTGAAATATAAAGAACCATCCTTGTGACATTTAAGTCTTGAAACACAGATGCTTTAGATTGAGTCGTCAACTGACTCCACAAAACATATGAACTATTTTGATGGATTATTGGGTTAATCTGATCTAAATATAATATATCTCTTTGATTTCTGTTTGGGGTGTATCTTAATTCCTCAATATCACGACATACACCTCGGTTATTTCCCGCTGCTGAAAACCATAATTCTCCAACATGGTCATTTCTCGGAAGAATATAAGCCATATGATAACAAGGAGAAAACCACACATGCCTTCCAGTCCATATATCAAATATTTTACTGTATGGTGAAAACAATGATGCGTAATATGTATTATATGGATAATTATTATTTCTGGATGTTATCGTTGAATTAATATCTGTATTATCACCAACGTCAATAATTGCAATACTATCTTCCCTACTCTGTGATAAACCAACAATTTGATCTTTAACGTCTTTAGGATAGCCAGCGTCGTATATTAGATTAAAATATTTATCATCAGTATTAAGAACATCTTCATCAATTTGACCCGCATACCCTTGTGATAATAATTGAATAGCAATTGTTGTATTTAAACTTCCAGAACTTATTAGTGAACCATCTGATCCTTTTTTTAGTGGTTTAATTGAGAATAAACCAGGGATACCAAGACCATCAACATCATATGATCTCTTTATAATATATGTCAAATTTAAATCATTATAATCAAATACATTAACATCTCCATTCCAACCTCTTTCACTTGTATCTAAATCTCTATCTTTCCAAACATTAACAATGTGATTTTCAGAATCAGTCGAATCACCTAACCATGCCCATATAATATTACTATTTGAATCACTTACGATAATTACATATGATGAATCACCAATTTCTGGATCTGTTTCATATGGACTAAAATCTTGAACTGTATCAGTTAGTTGATAAACATCAGTGATAACTGGAATTAATTCGTGTGATATATGTGTTTCTGTTGCGTAAGTCGTGTACCATATTTCAGTTTTGTCTGTTCTATAAGTGTGATCTCCTGGATTCGTATTACCACCCATTGATAAAGCATCTGTGACCGTACCGCAAGATGCCATTCGATATACACCATTATTTTGGGCACTTGTTGTTGCCCATGAGGAACCATCCCATTTTTCTGTTCCTGTGTCCATATTACCATCTGAGTTAAGACCACCAAAAGCTATACCGGCATTCCATGTTGATCCGGCTCCATTCATATATTTTCTTTCGGCATTTAGTGGAGAAGTTGTTGACCATACAAATACTTCAACAATACTTGGAGTAATTATTTCGGTTGAATTTCCATCTTGTGCTCCACCAAAAACCATTGCACTATTATAGGCATCTCCTGCTCCACCATGACGATTTCTACCAGCATTCATACTTTGTTCGGATGACCATACGACACCATTCCATCTATATGTCGCACTAAGAAGAGTTGGTCCAGATCTATTTCCTCCATTTGAATTAAGATTGGTAGAAGAAGAATTCATAGAACAATTATGATTATTGATACCTACTGGTAAAACTGTTGTTGTGGCCCAACTTGAACCATTAAATACTTCACATATATTACTGTATTGACCGGATCCGGCTGTTCCACCACCAAATTGAATGGCATCAGATGTCGTCCCACATGTTCTAAGATATATTTTTTTAGTTAATATATCTGGAGTTGTCGCCCATGATGATCCATTAAATTTATAAACGTCAACTAAACCACTATTATTATAATTACCTCCGTATTGATAATATCCACCACCAATTCCAAGTGCATCAGATGTCGTTCCACATGATCCCATCGCATATCCCCAAGTTGGAAAATTACCTTGGGCTGACCATGTGGCTCCGTCGAATATTTCCGTGATAATAGAATATGCACCTGCCGTTTTACCACCGGCAAATCTTAAACCAGCAGATGTCGTTCCACATGTTCCCATCTTACCGACACCTTCAGATATTATCGTGGTAGTCGCCCATGAAGATCCATTCCACAAACTAACATTTTGAACATAACCACCTCCTATACACAGTGCGTCACTTGTTGTTCCTAAACCTCCCATATCACTTTTACTGTAATTCAAATCTGAAGTTGTTGACCATGTATTCAATAATGGGTAAGTTGAATAATATTTTTCTGTTGTTGGCACAGCCGTATAACCCAGATCCGTGTAACCACCGGCACAAATACAACTTGTTGTGTCTCCAAACATTGCTGGAAAACAGTGGTAACTATTCATTCTACTTGTTGTTGACCATGATGAACCATCCCAAAGTTCTGTATTTTTATCAAGATAACTTGTACAGGCACCACCAACCATTATGGCATCATTGATACTTCCAACAAGTCTCGGTCCAAGTTGTCTTTGTCTATTTGCGTCTGTCGTAGTTGCCCACGTAGAACCATTCCATATATCAACATCAACATAATCATCACCATAAGGATAACCACCGGCAATCAAACCACCATTTGTTGGATCACCACATCCATCGTGATCTTCTCTTCTTCTTATCATCACTGTTGTTGTTGCCCATGTAGATCCATTCCATTTTTCAACACGAGTTGTTGGTACAGCGCTAATACCAGCCACACGACCACCACAGTTAAAAGCCCCACTCGTATTTCCAAAACCCCCTGGGCCTCCCATAACGCTATTTAAATTTGAAGTAGTTGCCCAGAATTGACCTGATTCAACAACAACATGGGTTACAGTTGTCTGATCAATATAACTTGTTTGTCCTGACGACACAATTGATATATCACCATCATAATTATATTCACTTGTTTCTCCGGTAGGTCCACCAGTTCTTGTAACAGCCGCTCCACCCAGACCAGACAAACGAGTGTCATAATAAACTTTTTCTAACAAGGAAAATCCATCTGGACTAACTTTAGATCTTAGAACTGTTGAATAAGTTTCAAGAACATATTCAACAAAAATAGATTCACCAGGATTTAGACTAACTGCGCTTTCATCAAATGATATTGTATATGATTCAATCATTACATAATCACCATTCGATTGGGTTTCATATATATCTAAATGGTAAACACCCTCACCTGGGCGTTTTACATCTTCTGTAATTTCAATACCTAAATTATTATAATAACTTCCTCTTCCAATTGGGTAAAAGATAACAAGAGGTGTGTTATTTCCCCATGTTTGCATCGCTGTTGTGATATCAGCAGAATTATTTAGATCGGAGACATAATCAATAAAATAAACACTTGTCGTATCTGAATTTCCATATATTCTAAGATTAGAATATGTCGCATCATCCGGAAGACATCTCATAAAATATAATGCACCAGACTCTCCTAAATAATTATATGCAACGTAAGATCCTTGACCAAATTGATTTCCATATAACGAAATATTTGGTTTTCCAAATTCATCAACAAATTCTTTTTGGCCACCTAAGAATTTAATCTTATTATCTTCACCCTTCTCAGTTAATGCACATATAAATCCAATTGTACCTGGCACAGCCTGAACAAATGTGGATAAATCCACAATCTTAGTGTAGACTCCTGCGGATATGTTAGCCACTGTTATTCCTCCTATAATATAATATATGGAAGTTGGAATATTATAATATCCCAACTTCCATAAACTAATTAAGAATGTTATTTAATGTAGAAATTCAATTCGATCTTTTCAGCGGCTCTCACTGGTTCTAATTCAATGTCTATATGGAAAGTTTTTGTTTTTAATTCATAATCTGTAGCTCCAACGGTAACAGTGTATGATGATAAACCTCTTTTCTTCTTAACTGTCTCTAAAAATTCAGTTACATTTGACGCAACCTGACCCCAAGTTATGGCATCATTTTGTTCAAATATGAAGTTTACAGCATATTGTTCCAAAGCTCTCTTCACATAAAGAACTAACCTCGCAATATTCAAATCTTGAAGAGCCGAAGCTTTAGATTGAGTTGTTAACTGACTCCAAACAACATAACCGGCTGTGAATTTGACAATTGGATTAAGTTGATTCAGATACATCTGATCTCTCTGACCCAATCTTGGATTAAATCTTAATTCTTTAATTGTGTTGATTGCCGCTCTATTAAAACCGGCGGCAGCAAACCATAATTCAGATACCGCATCATTTCTTGGTAGAATATAAGACATATGATATATCGGTGAAAACCAAACATCTTTACCAGTGAAGATATCGTAAACTTTATTATATTCTTCATAGATAGCGGCATAATAAGTGTTAAATGTGTGTGTTTCTTGTCTTGAAGCAATAGCTATAGTGTACGTTGAACTATCACCATTATCTAAAATACCGATACAATCTTCTCTTGTTTGACACAGTGTTACAATTTGTGTTTTGACATTTGTGGGATATCCACAATCAAATACCAATGTGAAATACATATTATCGGTATCAAGAACGTTCGCATCGATTGTTCCCGCGTAACCATTTGCCAAAACAGATGTTGCCTGTGCTGTTACCAAATCTCCAGATTCATCTTTAAGTGCTCCATCTGAACCTTTCTTTAAAGGTTTTGGTGTTGAAGATGTAAACGCACTTGAAACATCAGTATTGGTTCTCTTCACTTCATAAGTGATTGTTGAGTTAACATCAAATGTGGAAGTTTCACCTGACCATTGTTGTGTAACCACAACAGCCGTCGCATCAAGATTTCTATTATCATAAACTGCAATTGTATCTTCATCATCACCAGAAGCGGCTCCCATAAAACCATATACGGTATGACCTTTACCATCTTTGGCGATAATCATATATGTTGCACAACCAGAAGTTGTTTCCCAATCACCAAAATCCTGTTTGTCGTCAGACAAAGTTGATGAACCGGCTGTTAAATCAACTGAAACCGTACCAATATCTTTATCAAATACTTTTGCGACAATATTATATCCTTCAGTGCCAACTTTTGCTCTTAATACAGATGAATAAGTCTCAAGAATATCTTCAATGTATATCGATGCTCCTGCGCTATCGACTGCGATAGGATCGAAAGAAATTTCAAATGATTCAATAATAACATCATCTCCATCTGATTGTCTTTCATATACATCCATTACGTAAACACCGCTTAACAGTGGATTAGTATGAACTGTAAAACGAACACCTAAACCATTGTAATATTCACCACGACCAATTGGATATAACATACAAAGTCGATACAAATCTCCAGTCTGAGTTCCCATATTTGTATCAATCTCAGCCGTAGTATTAAGATCATCAACATATGAGATTGAAACAGTTGAAGTTGAGTCACACTCTCCTTGTGTTACATCAATTCTTAAATTTGAAAATGCGGCATCATCAGTTAAACATCTCATAAAATATAATGCGCCAGATTCCCCTAAATAATTATAAGCCTCATATAAACCTTGACCATAATTTGCGCCATAAGTATTTATATTAGGTTCTCCAAATTCACTGATAAGTTCACTTCTAGATCCAATGAATAATACCTCGTTATCTCTACCTTTTTCTGTTAATGCGCATATAAATCCAATTGTTCCAGGGACAGCAGAGACGTAAGTAGATAAATCAATTATCTTAGAATATACACCTGCGGAAATATTCGTAGCCATAATTAGCTCCTTTTTAAAAGGTTAAACTTTTCTATAATATTTTTAATTTTTTCTAATTTATTTTAATATCCTTACAGTGTTGTTTACTCTATTTTATCTGTTTCCAGTTTCTTCAATTATTTTTAACTCTTCATTTTTCATTATAACTTCTTGTTTTTAAAGCTATACATAGATATACCAAATAAATGTAAGTATTCTTGCACTTGTTTTTACGATTGATGGGAATGTAGTTCTGGCATAACATGTAAATGGTCCAGTTTCTCCACCTGAACGGCTTGAGGCTGTGAATAATCCCGCCTCACTTATATTGTATCCATTTCCATTACCAGTTCCAACAGTAATTGTAACTTTTACGATTAAATATTTATTACTATTATTTACGTCTTGTTCAAATTCAATACCATCAATTGGCTGTTTATAATAACCTGGTACCGGTAGTGCCCTGTAATCTGCGTTAGTACTGTCATTGATACTAATCATAATATCATTACCTAATCCAGTGTCAGTATTTGTTGGTGCTGTTGGTGTTAATGGATCTCCCTCTGGGGCACCACCATCACCTAAACCTACCCAATAAATAAAATCATCAGGACCAGATGTAGTATCGGTATTATTAACATTAAATAACCTTTGAGCCAACCACTCGCGTCCAATATAAAGAACTAAATTCGGTCTTCCAATCAATTTCTTTTGACCATCAGGAAATATTTCATAAATCTCAACAAAGCCTTTTGGACCACGATTTTCATGACAGTTTATATTTATACCATCTTGTAGGCAAAAATCTCCATACTTATCGTGTACTTCAATTTGAATGTTGTTCAATTGTTTATCTTTATCCATTTATAAATTATCTCCTATACATAATTGCGCGCAAAAAATGCCTCTTGTTCATATTGGCATTCTCTGTGTGTCTTGCACTTTTCTTCTATTTTTTCTTCATCTTCTGTTTCATCTTGTTCTTTTCTATAACGCATCTGACACTTCTCTAAAATTTTATCGAGAATTTTTTGTTTCATTTGTCTAAATCTCCTATCTGTTTTTGTAAATCTAATAAAATTCTTGTATTTTCTTGTGTATTTTTATCAATCTTTTCATTTAAATTTTCAAAACTTTTTTGAATCGTACCTTCTAAAGAATCTAAGTCTCTTTGTATTGTTGAACGATTCATGATGTCTTCAATTTTATGTTCTTGAAAAGTAAATTCTGTTTGTTTGGCTGAGAATGCTTGTTTTGTCATCCATGTTGCCCAACCAATTGTTGCAATAAACAATGGTATCATAATACCTATAATAATTTTTTTGAATACATTGTCAGACATTTCTTGTAACATTCTCCTTCAATCAAATATTTAATAAAAATAAATAAGATTCTAATAGTGATTTATGTTTCATTTTACGTCTTATCATTTCGGCTACCAAAAGTTCATGGATATCTTTTAAGAAAATTAAAAATTTAGGATTCATTTTTCTTTTCTTAGATCCACCCCATAGTTGGTGAGTTCTTGAATGAAGGCGAAGTAATTCTTTATCTGAAATTTTTTTAATTGATGTTTTATCTAAATCGTATAATCTCATTTTATTTTCCGAAGTCCAAATTTTCTTTTCTTTTTCCTTCTATCCACTTCACTAAAGCCTCTCTTTTATTTTTCCATTTTGAGGCAATATCTGGGTTTTTATGCATATTGTAAATATAAAGTGTGTTCAATTGTTTAGATAATGTATCCCAAGGTTTTTGATCAGATGTTATCTGATTCTTAAATTTTTCCAATGGCTCATCTATTCCTAATCCGAGTTCACCTGGTTCCATTGGAATTCTAACTTTTTCTTTGGCTTCTGAAAGAATATCTTTATCGGTATGATTTTCCAGTAATATTTGTGACTCATCTTGTTTCTGATATTGATCTTTTAGAAAATTTAAAATATCATTTTTATTCATTTAGAACTCTATCTTGTATTGCTGTATATATTAATTCTAATCGGATTGTTCCAGTCGGAATAGAATCGTGATTATTAATAAACATATATAATTTATTAGTTAAAATGTCATCTCTATTTCTGATAATAAAATCCTCAAGTGACTGGTCGCTTCCTAACTTATTGTTTCCAGTATATTTAACCACCTCGTTAATCGTGTCAAGTAACGTGATATCATTTTTATTAAGAATATTAAAATCAAAATTTGTTGAATTACATGATATTGAAATTCCTACAAGATTTATAGCGTAAGCCTCACCACTAACCGTGGTATTTGGCGTATTTCTGTAACTCCATCGTTCTAATGTTTTACTTGGTAATACAAATTCGATTAACTCCGAGCTGGTTGTGTCGGCCCCAATTCCTTCAGCAGAGTACTCAACTATCATGTACGGAACAACAGAGTCAGTGCGTACAGCGTTAACGGTAGTGCTTGCTATGGCCATTTATAAACCTCCTAAATAATTATTTTTGATATTATCTTTTATTATTTTGTTCCCACTATGGATTAATTCTTCTTGATTTTGAATTTTTCTATTCATACCTAAATGTTATATATTCTAATCCATCAATATTATTTAAATCACTTATTCCATTATTAATAATTAATGTTTCATCATCAATATAATATTTCAAATCGTTTGAAGACATTATTTCAAAAAAAGAAAATAATTCCGATAAATTAATTTGGGTATTGATTGGAATCTCAATACCCAAGTCTTCAATCATCTTTGGTTGATCTGTACTATTTTTAACAATAACGACCATTCTTTATGATCTCCAAGCAATCTCCACAACAATTATTGGAGAATTACATCTATTATTACTTGAAAAATATCCTTGTAAACCATCACCGGTATTAATATCAATGTTGGTTGTTATATCTTGTTTTTTAGATTCTGAATTTAGAGATAATGATACAATTGGCGTTGTGCCATCATCTTTTCGAATTTCAAATGTTCCAGTATTAGATGCATCAAACATTCCTGACAGTGAAACAATTACAGCATTTTTGCAAATTGGAACACCGGATAAATTAGAAGGAACAATACCATTAAAAATATTCAAATATTGATTTCGTGTTCTACCTCTCCTTCCAAATACAATAAACATTCTTGTTGTACTTATCCATTTAGACCGTGTACCATCATAGACAAAAAGAGTTCCATCTTTGACAGCCAGTTGTCCAGAAGATAAACCTGTTGATGGAAGGCTTGATTTTTCAGTTAATTCCAACGGTGCATTTGTAGCTTCTCCAATATCAATTACAACAGCACCAGATGTTGCGTCAATTATTCTACCAGCGCCATCTCCACCCTCATTATAGGCTTCATCAAGTGTATTTTTATTTATTAACTGATTATCAATATATATTTTATCATAATAATTACCTTCTAAATATTGTTTATTAATAAGTATTAGATATTTAACACCTTCTGCCGATGATAAATCATCGGATCCATCATTAACTGTTAAATCACCACTTCCAACCAGTGTTCTAAGATCATCTGATCCACTAATTTCATCATAAGTAAATTGTTCACCCAAATTAATCTCGGCTGTTGAATCTGGAACTGGTAAACCAAGATCATTTATAATTTGATCAGATCCACTATAATTTTTAATAATCACAATCCATTGAGCCATATTTTTGAAACCTCCTATCTATCTCCAAGCATGTTCAATTTTAACAGTAGGATTATTTATCCCACCTTCATTAACTTCCATTAAAACTTTGATTGAAGTATTTAGATCAATATCAATATTTAAATTATCAATTATTT